TTCTTCGCCTTTTCTGTTGATGCCTCAGAAGCGTGTTCTACAAGTTCCCACTTATAAGATCCATCAGATTGAAGAACCTTGTCCAAAGATTTAGCCATAGTTTTAAAGTACTTATCTAATATTCTAGCAGCTTATTCAGGTTTGACCTCATTAGCGTTAGGTAACACTTCACCCTGTACAAGAATATCTCTAAACTCCTCTCTATCAATGACTTGCTGATCAAATAGTGATGTTAAGGCTGTAATATCCTGTCCAATTAGTCTTTCTATATCAAAGTCTCTGCTGATTTTAACTTCTGGTGGTTCGATTCCAACATACTCAGCCGAGAGGTTGAAGGCCTTTTGAAGTTTTTGCTCCAATTCCATAGATACCATTGCGAGCATGGAGTTAGTGTCTACCCGATCCAATCGTCTGGCATCTGCTGATTCGGCTACAAATTTCTGTTGTGATAATGTACTGATTCCTAAAGTAGCCATCTGCATTTGTAATTCTTTTATTTCAGCAGATTGAGCGTCAAAAGCACTAGAAGCTGGTTCTACATAGTAAATTTTATTACCTGGTTGTGTTGCCATTGCGTAATTTACAGATATAGCAAGGTCTTTGGTCTGGTCATCATATCCTTCCATTACAAGCATTGGTTGAGATGCAACGTGCAAACTATGAATTAAATCTGCCTGTCTTTGAAAATGTGCAAGATTCAAATATGCGATGTCGAGTAAAGGTGGTTTACTGACTAAATTATCTGTTTTACCAGAGTAAATAGTGACTAAAGGTATTTCACCAAGAGAAAAGTTACCAGATTCAACTTGTTTATAATCTTTTTGAGTGGTTGCTACCTCAAATTCACCTACAGAACTATTATCAGAAACATCGTACATTTCCTCTAATTGTTCTTTCTTGCGGAATACTCTGTATCTACCTGGTTCTATTACTCGGATTTGATCGAATACCTGTTCTCCAAATTGACCACTTGGTAACACTGCTTTTTCAGCTAGTCTCACCTGTATCAAATTACCGTAATTAGCTTCTCTATCTAGTCTCCAACCGTAAAGATTAGTAGGATCTACTTCGATCCAATATGGTCTACGGTCTTGTGCTCTTTCTTCTGCTAAACTTCTTGCTCCTGATGGTGCTGGATAGTCTACAAGAATATGACTTTGACCATAAGTTAATGAACACATTAATACTCTTCTGGCATATTCATCTAAATCTGACTTACAGCCGTCAACGTCCATTTTGAACATTTCAGTCCAGTATGGGTCGCCTGTTAGTGTTATTGGTTTGCGAAGAACTAAACCTGTTGCTGCTCTTATTAATCTTTGAGTAAAAGGACTGAATACTGCTCTGTTTACTCTTGCAAGATAAGCATCATAATCTTCTCTTGGTTCTAATGGTAAAAATGCTTCACTGTTTTGCCTTAGGTAGTCAGTGCCTTCGGTAACAGCTTTCATTATTTCCCACCCTTTCATCATGTCCAGAACTGCTCTGGTTCTAGTAAAAGGACTATCATCTCCTCCTGCTGAAGTAGATGAAATTATGTTTGTTCGTATTGGGCCAGGAACAGCGTAAGTCATGTCAGCACCTCCATCTTCTTAATGCTAATGCTTTTCTAGTGGGTCTGCCTTTACTATCTTTCATTGGACCTTTAACTCCCTTCATTCTCGCACAGAAACTTTTTCTTCTTGCTGCTCTCTTACCTGTTGGATTTTTT